TTTATATAGAGTGAATACATACATTTGTTATGGTTGAAATAATAACGTTATCAATAAATGCAGCACAGAAACAATTTATTAAAGAGAGAGGTTTAAGTCCAAGTAAGTTAATGCAGGACTTAATAAACAAGAAAGCTAAGGAAGAAGACCCAGAAATGTACCAATCAAGAATAAAAGAGTTTGAAAGTGAAGAGGATAAACACATGACTAAATGGCAAAGAGCATTAGAATATTATGGTGATGATGATAGGAAGAGAGATATTGTTATCTTATTGGCAGAGAATGCAAGTGGTGTAAACATTATAGACCAAGTTAGAAAAGGGAGGATAACCCAAAGGGAGCTAGATACAGTTCTTAGTAGGATTAATAGTTTTAAATAATGGCATTTCACATAACAGTTACAATCAATGAGGAGCAATGGGTGTTCTTAAAAGAGAGCATGTTAAGTCCTAGTAAGCTATTTCAAGAAGCAATTAATAATGCTATTAAAACCAAAGACACCGAAGAGCAGGATTAAGAGTGCATTAAGACAATTATGGCTACATTCAAAAGAGAGGAGTGGGGCTATTTCTAGGGATAAATATACATGTCAAGTGTGTAGGTGTAAGCAAAGTAAAGCAAAAGGGAAAGAATTTAAAGTGCAAGTACACCACAAGAACTCTATTGACGTTTGGAGTGAGATAATAGACTTAATTTATGATAAGCTATTGTGTGATATTGATGATTTAGAAACATTATGCAAGGAGTGTCATGAGAAAGAACATGCAACTAGATGACTGGCAAAAAGAAGTACTCAAAACGAGAGGTAATATGTGTTTACGTAGTGGAAGGCAAGTTGGTAAGAGTACGGTTGTTTCTGTTAAGGCTGCTCGTTTCGCTATTGAGAATTCAAAACGTACCATTCTAGTTATTGCGAGTGTAGAAAGACAGGCTTATTTATTATTTGAGAAGATATTAAGCTATTTGATTAATCATCATGAAAATATGATTTGTAAAGGTGTGAAAAGACCAACAAAGCACAAAATTAACTTAAAAAATGGTTCTGTTATCTACTCTCTCCCTACTGGACTAACTGGTCATGGTATAAGAGGGTACACTATAGACTTATTAATTGCTGATGAAGCAGCCTTTATTCCAGAGGAAGTTTGGACGGCAGTAACTCCAATGTTGGCGGTAACTAAGGGGAATATATGGCTATTGAGTACACCACATGGGAGAGAGGGCTATTTTTATTCATGTTTTAATGATGAAAACTTTACAGCATTTCACGTAACTAGTGAAGAATGTCCCAGGAAGAACCAAGCATTCTTAGATTCGGAAAAGAAACGAATGAGTAAAGTTCAATATGCTCAAGAATATTTAGGAGAATTTATTGATGAATTGCAACAATTTTTCCCTCTTAAATTAATTGAGAGATGTATGACGGTCAGCAGAGAAAATTCTAGAGTCACACCTTTTTCAAAAACCTCTGCTGACATCTATTTGGGAATAGATGTTGCTAGACAGGGGGGAGATGAAACAGTATTGTTATCACTAAAACTTAATGAAAATGATAAGCTTAGTATGATTGATATGTATTGCACTACAGAGAATAAGATAACAGATACTTATAGGGATATTATTAAGTTTGATAAACAATATGACTACTCTAAAATATATATTGATGACGGTGGTTTGGGTGTTGGTGTGTTTGATATGTTAATGGAAGATGATAATACAAGATATAAAACAATTCCAATTAATAATAGTGCAAGACCACTAGACAAAGATAAGACAAGAAAGAAGAAAATATTAAAAGAAGATTTATATACAAATTTACTAAGATTAATGGAGCAGGATAAAATAAGGTTATTCAATGATAGCAATATAATGCTATCTTTGAAGTCTATACAATACGAATATACCGACGATAAAAGGTTGAAAATATGGGGGAGATACTCCCATATTTGCGAAGCATTGATTAGGGCAGCATGGTGTATGAAAGGGAAAAGTTTAAATTTAAAGATACACTCTATAAAAGTATAATGGCAGAAGAGGGAACACTAGCAATAAACGATAATGTATTAAAGGAGAGTGGAGCACACCACAATACCACTTATAGTGCTGAAGCATACACCAATTATTATATTAAAAAAGCAGAGGGTAAAATCTGTTTAGATACTAGATACAACTGGGTTACAAATTATGCTTCTGTTAGTGCAATAGGAAAAGAAGCATTAAGAGAGGGCGTTAGTTGTCTTGCAGCAGTTGCAGTTATTCAGCAGGATATGAGTGGTTTTACATCACGCCAAGAAGCTTTAATCATGATAAATATTTTATGGGCTAGATATGCAGATATTGTTAAAAGAATAGTTGGAGATAATAACTACAAAGATTTTATATTAACAGGAGCAGGAGATATAGACTAATGGCAGATACATTACCAATAAATTTTCAAGTGCCAAACGAGGGGGCTATTGTTAGTTATAATTATACAGACTTTGCAGAGGGAACAGGGATTACTACATTTTATGGTTTTGTTTCTACAACAGACGCAGGAAATGATGAACATTTAACAACAGATAGTAGTATGTTTAGCACAGTAATAGAATCAGTTACATCTAGTGGAGCAGGTAATGCAGTTCATGATGCAGACTTTGATTTAAATGTTTTTAATATGCCACAGACATTAAATGGTACAGCCTATGTCACATTTACTTTTGGTGGTGGGTCGAGTAGTTCAAATAATAATAATGTTTATGCAAATGTTACTATTAGACATTGGGACGGAAGTACAGAAACAGATTTAGTCACAGACCAAAGCGAAACAATAGTTGTAAATAATAATAATCGAGAAAAATTAGTTACAATGCCCTTAGTAATTCCTAAAACTAATTTTAAAAAAGGCGAAACATTAAGGTTAAACATTACCGTTACATGTGAGAGAGCACCACACGCAGGAACTAGATACGCAAGACTAGGAACAGACCCAAGAAACAGGGACGGAACATATATTACACCCTCGACAGATAATACACAAACTACACAAATTAAATTTAATTGTCCTTTTGACTTAAACTTATAATGGCAGAACTAAACTTATCAAGTGCAACAACAACAGACTTTACAAATCAAGTCCCAGACTATATAGTAGCACAGAAAGCTCTTGATGCTGTTAGTCCAAATGCAAACGAAACATATCATTACTTTACAAAAGCTACTACTTATTACGGATACTATTTAGCTATTCCAGAGATATTTAGTGCTGCTAATGCGTTAGCTACGTGGGCATTTGGTAATGGTTGGAGTACACCAAACGCATTATTACGAACAGAGCTAGAACATGTAAGAGGAATGGGACAAGATACTTTTTCTAAAATAATTTGGCAGCATGAAGTTGTGAAGTTAGTTGTTGGAGATTCTTTTATCAATGTTAAAAGAAATAAGAAAGGAGCAATACTTAATATGATACCCATTAGCCCAGAACGTGTTAGAGTTGTTTTTAATCGTAGTGGAATGATTAAAAGATATGATACATGGAACGGTACAGAATGGAAAGTAATTAATAAAGAAGATATGATACATAGTTCTAATAAAAGACTAGGTGACCAAGTACACGGTACAAGTCAGATAGAACCTAGTAAATTTATTATTGATGCAAGAAATGAAGCACTAAGCGACGAGAGAATTATAAAACATAGAGATAAGGCATTAGGTATTGCATATTATGAAACAGACAAAGCAGGTAAGATAGCTTATTCTAATACTCAAATAGAAAAGGCTGTTAAGAATGGGGAGATGCTAGGACTTCCAAAAGATACTGTTAAGATAGAACCATATCCAAGTAGAAGTTCAGAGGACAGAACAGGGTGGATATCATATTTAGAGAATTTCTTTTATCAAGTGTTTGGAGTGCCAAGAAGTATTGCAACATCAGACGGTACAAGTGAAGTTGGTGGGAAAATGGGTAATGTTAATTTTGAACCTACATATGCAAAAGAGAGATTAGACATGGAAGAAGATTTAAAAATACAACAAGCAATTGAAGTAAATTTTGAAAAGCAGAAAAGCTTAGGTGGTTTAGTGTCAGATGATGAAGCTAAGAACACAGGACAAACAAACCTACAACCTAATGATTTTACAGCTGACTTACAGAGGGAATAATGGTAACAGATACAGTTAATAAAATTTTAGAGGAAGTACCAAACCCTTTTAAATGGGGAGATGATGCAAACAAACTAAAACGTAAACAGGCACAACGTCAACAATGCGAAGCACAGGGGGGGACATGGGACGAAGCAACTCAAAAATGTATTATTAAAAAAGAAAAAAAGAAAGAGCTTGACGCTCCACAAATTGCAACACCAAGTACGCCAGAGTTTTCATTTACAGAGGGAGAAAATAACAGAGGTACTTTATTATTGCCAGACGGTCGTAGTTTTGTAGGCATATCCCAAGAAGAAGCAAGAGGTTTAATTCAGAATTTTACAGACGCACAAAGAGGAATAGAGGGAGCTGCTCCTGTGGGTACAGCACAGACAGCAGCTAATAAAGCAGCACAAGCTCAACAACTAGCAGGACAGATAGGACAGTTTGACCCATTAGGTGTAAGTCCGACAGGGTTAGATTATGAAGAATCATTAACAGCAGGTTTAGTAACTGCAATTCCCAGAGCTTTAAGTTATGCAGTAACAGGGGCAGCAGCAGGGGCAGTTGGTGGAGGTGGGATTGCTTCAACACCCGCAGCTA